GTCATTGATTTTAAAGCAGATTCAGTTTTCTTTGGTAAGTGCTTGCTTACTTTTGGTTTTGTATATTTGGCTCACAGGAGTCTGCAGACTTGCGATTGCGGCGGCGATGGCATCTCGGCCTCTGGGTACTTCCAAAGCAGCCAGTGTGGATTCGACTCCAACCAAGCAGGCTAAGATAGATGCTTCGTTATGATCTCCTAGGTGGCCAATGCGAAAAGCCTTTCCAAACATATTGCCTATTCCACCTGCTATACCAACTTGAAATCTTTCACGGGCGATTTTTCTAATCTCGTGAGCATTTACTTCTGGGGCTGTTGAAACAGTGGTCACAGAAACTGATCGGGCTAGAGGATCTTTGCAAAAAAATTCCAGATAACCTTCCTGTCTCCATTGTTCAACTGCCGCATGTACTGCCGATGTCAAGCGGCGATGTCGTTGATAAACTTTTTCAAGGCCTTCTGCTTTCAATAGATTTAATGATGTTTGTAATCCCCATAGGAACTGCAAAGGTGTTGTGCCACAAAATTTTTGATAATTTTGAGGACCTTCACGCCGTTGCCAATCCCAATAGTATCGCGGTCGTTGATTTCCTAAAGAAAATTCACGGGCCCGCGGTGAAACCACTATAAAACTTAGGCCTGCCGGCATCATCAGTCCTTTTTGAGAAGACCCTAACGCTACATCTACACCACACTCGAGTATTGAAAAAGGTGTGGCGGCCAAAGAAGCCACAACATCAATGACCAGCAATGCCGGATGACCAGTCGAATTAATGGCTTCTCTGATGGCTTTAAGATCATTGGTTACACCAGTGGCAGTATCAGTATGTACAACAAATACTGCATCAATTTTGCGCGACGGATCATTGCGAAGCACATCGGCAACATTCTGTGGGTCAATGGGAAATCCCGGCTTCCATTGGGTACGGACTGCTGGAATTTCATTAGTCACTGCCATTTCTGCCCACCAATCAGAAAAAGGACCAGTGCTAGGGATCAACACTTGTTGACCAGGTTTTATCAGATTGACTAGAGCAGATTCCCAGACACCGTGCCCATTGCTTATGAATAGATACACCCGGAAATCTGGCGGCGCGCTTGTCAATGACAGCAGTCCAGATTCACATCTAGCGATAGCTGCATCAACTTCAGGATCTGCCAAGTCTAATGATTGTTCGTGCATGGCAGACAATACCGCCGAAGGAATCGGCGTTGGTCCAGGAGAATTTACCAATATCATACCCGGAATTCTTGTTTTCATCACTATTACATTATCGCAGTTCTACATCTTCTAAGCCTGCAACCCTGAGCTTGGTTACATTGTTGATTTGAAACTGTTTGCTATCAATGGCCTTAGTTAAGCCAATGAACTTGTTGCGAACCAAAGCAAATTCGTTAACGAGTGAATCCATGTCAGCAACTTCGGGTTCACCATCCACATATTTTTCAGCATCGCGACTGCTTAGAGTACGATTGTAATGTTCGGTAAACTGACGAAACTTGGCACTACGAAGTTTGCGTAGTTCGATATTAAGGTGCTCGAGTATGGCTTCGATTTCTTGCAATTGATTGAACCTATATTCAACAATGCCGGGCATGTCTCTACTGGCTCGCTCTAGACTACCAATCATTCTGAGGTCGGTTCGAGCTTCAATTAATTGATTTTCAAAATAGGCAATGCAGTCAGGAAGGTTTCCAATATCTTTTGCCACCTTCCTATACCATTGACTCATTGGTATTCCTTGTCGTAGTCAGAATCTTCTTCTGGGTCTTCGCCTAGCAATTCGGTAAAGGCAGCCAGTAATGCGCTGTCGGCGTCGATTGCTGCTTCTTTTACTGATTCAAGATCAACAAAGTCTTCACAGCTTCTCAGAAATGCAACTGCTGCCTCATGCCGTTCTTTTTTATCAATATACGGTTTTAGAGATAGCCACATTTCCACTATCATTTCTCCCATGTCTTGCATTATAGTTTCTCCATAGTTGGTACAAATTAGTACTGGATACTTAGTAAACCAAGTATCAATGTTTAGCCTTTTTAGCCAAATATTCTTCGTGTTGGATCCATTTGTTATCAACAAGGAAACCCCATTCACGACGCTGTGGACCGGGCATAAACAAAGTCCAAGCCGTCACATTGGGGTTAAGTTCAATACGATGATATGAGGTAGCATTACATACGCGGAAATGTCCAGGACCACGCCATTTTTTAATTTCAGCGATCTTTTCTCCTGTGGAGTTAAATTCTGGAACCCATTCATAATAACCGCCTTTTAAAATTAAAGAAGCATAAGGCCATGGATGGTCATGCACATCATCAGGATCTGACTTAAGAAACTTGTGCAAGAACACATTGAAAGGAAACCATGTTCTGTCTCTGAGAAAAAGGTAGTACCTTTCAAGATATGGTTCTTTGGATTGCCTATCGAGAATAATTCGATGGCGCCCAAGTTTTTGCATAAATTTTTTGAGCATAGTGTTTACTCTTCGATAGGAGCAGCGTCAGCTTCTCCGTTGGGAGAAATTGCACCTTGATAAGCCATATCAGTGCCTCGAGCAATAATATCCTTCATGATAACACCTAGAATTTTGTCAGTGTAGCCTTTACGAAACTCTTTAATCTGTTCGCCACCTAGTGTGGTGTAGGTTAGCTTGTTACCATCCTTCTTTAACCAGCCACGAGCTTCAAACAAGTCTACTAGGCCACTGTAAGGATCCATACCTGTATAGTAAGGTATTTCAACTTGCACACTTTCAAAAGGCTTTGAGTAGCGGGTTTTCATAATTTTACAGGCAGCGCGAATACCGTTTACTGTTGAAGTCTTGTTGCCATCTGCGTCAGTTTTTAACTTGAGCTTACGCATGGCTACTACCATACTAGACGCATAGATAAAGCCTTGACCACCAGTGATCTTGTCGTCTGGATCAAACATGTCCTGGCTAGCATAGGTATGATTGGTAACCACAAGACCCACAGGATGCGGCGCAATTCTGTTTACTGTGTTCTTGATTAATGCAGTCAGAGCCTTGGCCTTACGGCCCATATCGCCTTTCATGTCCCCAGCTTCAAACTGATTAATGTCTGTGGGTGTTAGCAACATGCCTATAGAGTCAATGACAAAAAGAACCTTTTGCTGTTCTTCATATGGTAAGTCGCCATAAGCAGTCTTGTATTCTTTCATAAACTCTGAAATGAATTTGGCTACTTCATCGATCATACTAACACCAAATCGCATAACCTTGTCGGGTGCAGTATCGACGCCTAACGCTCGCAACCATTCTTCATCAAGTGCGTTTTCGCTGTCTAGAATTACTGGCAAAATACCAGACTGCTGTGCATGTCGAACTAGGTTCCCTGAACAAATGTAGCTTTTGCCCGAGCCAGATTCGCCGGCAAACATAGTAACCTTGCCCAGTGGAATACCGCGATCGAAATCGCCAGCCATTAGATAGTTAAGTGTGTGATTGCCAGTACTAATCCAGTCTCGTGGGTCGTTAAAGCCCGAACTCATACCAGGCACAGCCTTGGTTAGGCTTTTTCTAAATTTACTTATATCAAATGCTTTTTGAGCCATAGCACATTCCTTTTTAAATGATAAGAGAGGGCAGTTCTTCTGCCCTCTCTGTTATAGTGTCAATTAGACTGACGACTACGAATCATTTTAAGAATGTCATCTACACTGGGCTTGGCCCCACTTTCGGCTGGTGCTACAGTCTTGACAACAGGCTTGACCACAGGCTTAACTACCGGAGCAGGAACCGGCTTTCGAGCCGCAGATGCGTCTTCGTCTGAATCGTCATCGGACTTAGAAGACGTATTTGAGTTTGTCAACTGGAATCCAGTTGGGCGATAGAACCTGCTCCAACGATTTGGATCATACAACTGACCATCTACCGATGCCTCAAACATTTCTACAATTGTACGAACTTCATCTACACCCGGACGCTTGGGCATAAAGTCGTTGAGATTAAACAAACCATGAGTGGCAATTGCCTGTAATTCAGATTCGTTCAAGCTACGCTCTTTGCGGGCCCATGAACTGGTGCTGTAGTCAGCATAACCACCTTTTTGAGTTTTGTTAAGGCGGAAATCTGTGCCGCGCTGATAATCGGTTGGCAGTTCTTCCATCTCAGGATCCATAAGAGCCTGCTTGATGATGGTAAAGATTTGCGGACTGATAATAAATCTACGGATAGGATTTTCTGGCACGTTCTGTTCCTCAACAGGACTGTTTACAACAAACCCCTGGAACACATAACTACGCTTTTTCCAATACTTGCGCCCCAGCGATTCCATCTTGGGATCCTTGAACCAAGGACGAATCTGGGCATGAACTGGACAGGTCTCGCCCCACATTTCAACACACGGAACTTGAACAACAACCTTTTTGTTTTCGTCGCCACCCTTGACGCCAGCAAACTCAAAACGCATCATCTGGCGCTCACGCCAGAAAAATGTATTGGAGTCGTCGCCGTCGGCGAGGAAGCGAATTGAAGCTGAAGTACCTTCGGGGATATTCCAGTGCGCGAAGATTGCGTTGTCACCGGTACCGGTATTAGAACCACCGGATTTTGCTGCTTGCTCGGCAAGGCGAGCGCGGATTTCTGCTAATGAAGCCATAATAGTTTTCCTTTATATTAGCCAATGTTAGTGTTAGTCTCTAGTGAGCCAAACAACTCATGCTCAGATTGTCTTTGCATGTATTGTATTATACTTAGCTTCGTTGAAACAATGCAATGGCCTATTTTGCCGTAATATGGCAAAGTGAGCCTAGTTATGGTAGGAGTAGCTTACCTAATGTTCTATCAAATTCGCTAACTGCTTCCGCAATTAGACTTTGATCAAGAAGCTTGTCTTTATTGGGCAACTGATATTCTCTAACTTCACCAAGATCACCTGAACGAGCAGCCCGTTCCATCATACGACGAATCAACATTACTTCATCCTTGCCGCGCTTTTTGATTTCCATGACATGGTCGGTTTCTTCAAGCTTCTTAGACCATCGCAGCAGTTCCATAATTTCTCGACGGCGTCTGCTAATCTCTAAAATTTTCTCCCCTAAGTCGTCCCATGGCCGGCCACCGTTTTCAACATGCAGACCCATTACTCTTGCACCCATCATATGATTGTAGGGGAATCTAAAACGTTCACCATTCTTTTCAATAAACACTGCCTTGATATTGCGACTACGAGCCCCGGGCTTTTCTTCAGTAATTGACTTGGTGTGTGCTAGTCGTATCTGTGTATCACCCAATGGATGGTAACTGATTTTTAAGCTGTTACGACCTTCAGAGACTTCGGTTCTATGAATCAATTGCTTGGGTTCGATACCACCATCATGGCTGCGAATACTGGTACCATAGAGATAACGACGGGCAATTGATTGAACCATTGGTTTAAAATTATTTTCCAACCAATCGGTGTCTGTTTTAATAGGATCATACCAAATTTCAACATCAGTGTATTCGTGGTTAACAAACATCATCATATCATATTTTGGAAGATATAGATATACTGTGTTTTCTTGATCCAGTGTATTGTTGCCGTTTACATCTTTGAAATTAGCATCATGGCTAATTCCAGCTACAGCAGCGGCAAGTTCTCTAGAAATATTCTTAATGGTTGACATGTATGTATTTAGTTATAAGAAGCCTATTGGCATGGGCTTTAATACTTCCTCTACTCCAGCATTTACTAGCCTATCATAAGTGTTAGCATCCCAAGTCATCACAACTTCAATAATTCTCAGTGTTAATATAGTTGCCATTATAAGATCGTCTGTTTCGCCGTCTTTGGCAGCAAAACTTGCTCCCCGAGCAACAAAGTTTTTCAATTCGCGTAACAAATTGTGACTATAGATAGTCATCTTGTCACTTTCGACATAGTTTTTGAGCCGCATACAGGCTGCAACCTTAGATCGATGTGTTGTATTAAATCCGCGGCGCCCGCGGCTCTGTCCTGCTCGTCTTATTTCTTGTACAAATGTTCCTGGTATGTTTTGTTCACCATATTCTTTTATGCTGATCAAAGCTGCTTCGCCAATAGTATTGTTTTCTACACTCCAATACAGCTCAGTAGTGTTGCGTGTTTCACCTGCAAGCCATTTTAAGATTTCTACTAATGTTTTAAGTTGTCCTTGCACATCAGTTTTGTTATGTTGCCACTCAGCGACCTGCTCCAGCTGAGGAAGCTTGAATACTTGAATTGCAGCCGGATCACTGCCGGTGCCGAGGCTTGGGTCCCATCCAACCACATAAGCACCTTGTGGTTCTGGATATTTAAACACACGCACTTGTCCTAGCTTGCTGCTGGGATCTCTGCTTCCCATGGTAACCAACTTCATTGAGTTGACTAGAGTTTCATCGGCAATGATGAATTCACACTCATGTTCGCGCAAGAATCTTTCTTCGCCAATCTTGTTTCTTTCTAACCGAGCCCATGTTTCGTCGCGCTCAGGATGAGAATTCCAAATAAATTTGATATTTGCAAAACCATTGCGACCTATTTTGGTTTTGTTTCCATAGTCATCTAGATTTTTGTTTGCATCTTTCCAAATTTTAGCAAACTGGTCGTCATCTTGGTTAGGTGTACTTGTAATAATACACTTACCCCCAGTGGAAAGAGTTGGCGAAATAGAAGTCCAAAATTCTCTGGCAATGCGCGGCT